GCGAGACGTTCACCAACCTGTCGATGGGTGGTGTTATCGGAACACGGCCGGTGGGCCAGGCGATCAACGACCCGTTCGCTGGTTCCCGGTACATCACCGTCGCCTCGGCAGTGACGTCGCTCGACCCGGTGACGGGTGGGGCGAGCAAGGCGCTCGCTGGGGGTAAGGATCCGGCACTGCCGACGACATCGGCGTTGACGGCCACGGAGATCATCGACGCTGTGCAGACGGTCGAGGGACCGCTGCTCGTCAGCTTCCAGCCGTTCGTCGGCAGCAATGGCGCTGTGGTCATGCCGACCGCCACGCTGACCAGCCCCTTCCAGTCCGAGCGCGACGACATCTTCGTGCTTTACGACGGCAACCCGGTGTCGGGCGTGGCCACGGGGACGTACACGGGCGACTGCATGTCCCGTGCCGCCTCGCTGGGCACCGCCGACTCGTACTCGGCGCTGTACGTGCCGTGGATCGTCACTCCCGACCCGGCTCGATCGGGTGGCACGATCGCCATCCCACCGTCTGGTGCCATCTCCGGGATCATGGCGCGGATCGACAGCCAGGTCGGCCCGTGGCGTGCGCCCGCTGGCATCCCGGCGACGGTGGCCAACGGCCTCGCCGCCGAGGTGAAGTTCACCGACACCGACCAGGGCCAGTTGAACTACAACAACATCAACGTGATCAGGAGCGTCACCGGCAACGGTATCTGCGTCATGGGTGCCCGCACCCGCAAGATGTGGGGACCGGACCGGTACGTGTCGTCGCGTCGGGCGCTGATCTACATCAAGGAGAGCCTGCGCCGCTCGACGCAGTTCGCCGTCTTCGAAAACAACGACGCCAACCTGTGGTCGTCGCTGCGCCAGACGGCCAACCGCATCCTCAACCCGATCTGGGAGGCCGGTGGCCTCAAGGGCACGTCGACCAACGAGGCGTACTACATCCGCTGCGATGCGACGATCAACACGCCGCAGGTCATCGCCTCCGGTGAGGTGCGCATGGAGATCGGCGTGGCGCTCCAGTATCCAGCGGAGTTCATCGTCATCCGCATCAGCCAGTACGACTCAGGAAGCAGCTTCGCTTCCGAGATCTCGACAACCTGAGCCGGGAGGTTCACACAACATGGCCAGAACTCGTCCAGAGTCCGACACGATGAGGAACTTCAAGTTCCAAGTCTCCATCACCTACGGCCCGCTGCAATCGAAGCTGACCGACATGGCCTTCACCAACGTGTCGGGCCTCTCGATGAACACCGAGATGATCCCGTACCGCGAGGGCGGCTGGAACACCAACTTCCACAAGCTCCCGGGGCAGACGGACTTCGGTCCGCTGACGCTGGTGCAGGGCATCCAGTCCACCCGTCCTGGCATGTGGGAGTTGGCCAAGAACATCTTCGCCCTCCAGCAGGGCGGGGCCGACCAGGCGTCGGGACTCGCTCAGGGCACCGACTTCCGCTACACCACCGTCATCAGGGTGCTCGACCACCCGGTCACGGTCGGGGAAGCATCGGGCGTCAATGGCTCCCCGGCCGGTGCGATGCTGGCCTTCCGGGTCTACAACTGCTGGACCGGCACGGTGGCGTTCAACGACCTGGACGCCTCGGGCAACGCCGTGCTGATCAGTCAGATGACGATGCACCACGAGGGGTTCGACGTCATCTACGGCGCCGACGCCCGGAACGCCTGAGCACAGAGAACGGAACGAGATGACTGCAATGGAGACGCCGCTGCATAACTTGCAGCAAGACCTGGACAAGGCCAAGCGGGTGATCGTCGGGGACATCCCGCTGATGGATGATCCCCCGGACACACAGGTCACCCTGTGCCGGGGGGTCTTCCAGGGCCAGAACTGGGTGACCGACGCCGAGGTCAAGGAACTGTCCGGTGAGGACGAGGAGGTGATCGCTCGCTCCCTGGCGAGCAACGACGCCCTGAGCCTGGTCAACGCCATGCTCACCCAGGGCGTCGTACGCCTCGGTCAGGTGGACCTGCGCACCCGGCCACCGGTCGAGCGGCTGGCCATGATCAACCAGTTGCTGGTGGGGGACAAGGAGCTTCTGTTCCTGCGCATCCTGCAAGTGACCTTCGGTGACGAGCGTGTCGTGGACACGGTCTGCCCGGCGTGCGAGAAGCGCATCGAGGTCGTGTACCACATCAGCCAGGACATCCCCATCCGCCCGCTGGAGGACCCCTCCAAGGCGCTGTACGAGTTCGTGCTGCGCAACGGTGACCGCATCGAGTACCGGCTGGTCACGGGGGACGATCAGACCGAGGCCACCAGGCGGCGCGCTGCGCTGATGCCTGAGCAGAACACGATCCTGCTGTCGTGCTGCATCGTGTCGCTCAACGGTCGGCCACTGCCCGACCCGCTGCACTTTGCCAGGACGATGAACGCCGGGGACCGCCGCAAGCTGCTGGAGGAGATCAGTCGCCACCAGCCCGGCCCGTACTTTGAGGAGGTGAAGCTGCCCTGCGCTGAGTGTGGAGTCGAGTCTGGTTTCGCACCCCAATGGGCCGACCTTCTATAGGCCGAACGTCGCACTCATGTACGTCCAGTACGAGGCCCTCAGCCAGAGCTACCCGGGTTGGACGTTGTCAGAACACAAGCGGATGTCCCACCGAGAGCGGGAGTACTGGTTAGCCATGATCAAGTGGAGGGCACTGGCCCGATCGCAGCAGGTGCGCTAGATGGCCGCTGGCGACGAGGTGAGCATCGGCGGGACGGTCAACGTGTCCGGGTCGCGCCGTGGCGGCGTGTACAACCGCATCACCGGGCGGGGTGGTACCGGTTCCACCGTCTCGGCCAAGATCAAGTTCGACATCCCCGGCTTGCAGGAGTTCAAAAGCCAGTTGGAGGCGATCAGCAAGACGCTGACCGAACTGGACAAGACGTTCACCAAGCTGGCCAAGGCCCCCGAGTCGTTCTCCAAGCAGTTGGAGAACGTCGTCAAGCAGATGCGCTTGCTCCAGGCGGCGCAACTCAAGAGCGCCAGCTATGTATCCACAGCACCGCCGCCACAACGCAGTCCGGTCGGCCAGGTGGCATCAGCCGCCGCTGGTGCCATGCCCGGCAGCGGTGGTGGAGGAGGCGGTGGCGGCGGTGGCGATGGCGGTGGCGGCGGTCCGTGGTCGAAGTTCATCACCGCAGCGGCCGATGCAATGATGAAGCGGTTCGACGCCGGGATGGCGCAGACGATCGCCTCGGATGTCTACGCCAGCCGCATGGCGGTGTACGCCGGAGGCAACAGCCCGACGACAGCCGCTGGGATCTTCCGCCAGCAGGGCAAGAAGGGCTTCGGGTTCATGGCCACGGACATGACCCAGGCCAACCAGGTGCTGTATCAGGGCACGTCGATCGGTGCCTACTACGGGGCCGAAGGGCGCCCGGGTCAGGCTGCCAGTGCTTACACAACAAGCATCAAGCAGATGCAGGAGACGATGCCTGGCCTCGACGCCACGCAGGGTGCGTCGGCGCAGACAGCGATCTACAACAACGTCCAGGGGATCAAGCTCGCCCGGATCATGCTCGGGCCGGGTGTCTCGCCGTACACGCAGACCGGTGAGCGCAAGACCCAGGGTGCCTACTTCCGCGACGTCCTCACCCAGTTGCAGAAGCTGCCACGGCCCAACGGGCAGACCGGGGCGTGGACCAAGGAAGACATTATGAAGATGAACTTCCCCGGCTCACGGCTCAACGCCTGGCTGTCAGCCATCCTGCCAGCGGAAGTCATCCCGATGTGGATGGAGTGGGCGATCGCCAACGCTGCTGTGCAGGGCGCTACTGGCGGGCAGTTGTCCGACGACCCGAAGATGGCCAAGAAGCAACTGGAGAGCGTGCGTGGTCGCAGCCTGGCGACCAACGCCCAGGAGACGACCAACCGGGAGGCGCAGAAGGACGCCACGTTCGCTGGCCAGCAGTACGGGGCGATGAATGCCCGGCTGGACTACGAGAAGCAGATGCTCGGTGTCATGCAGTCGATCGACAGTGGCCTCAAGCCGCTCTACTCCCTGCTCGGGCGGGTCCCCTCGATGCTCCAGGGGCCGGTCGGCAAGGGGCTGGGGATGCTGATCGGCGGGCCGCTGGACATGCTCAGCAGCCTGCTCGGTGGTGACCCCGGTTATGCCGATGGTTATGCAAACATGGGTGACCCCGAGGGCAGCACGTCGCACCTCACGCCCGATCTGCGCAACCGGGTCAACAAGATGATGGCGGCGAACCCGAACCTGCGGATCTCGTCGGCCTATCGGGACAACAAGCGCCAGGGTGACCTCCAGGGCAAGGGGCCGTTCGCCCCTCCGGGCAAGTCCAAGCATGGTCGCGGTCAGGCCGTCGACTTCGCCAACCAGCATGGCTGGATCGCCAAGAACGCCCGCAAGTTC